TGCGCATCGAAGGCCTCGCCGCCTCCATGGCCTCCGTCATCGCCATGGCAGGCACGCGGATCGAGATGCCGCGCAATGCGTTCATGATGATCCACAACCCGAGCGGCTTTGCGGTGGGTGACTCTGCTGACATGCGCCAGCTCGCCGACCTGCTCGACAAGATCAAAGGCAGCCTCCTCGCCGCTTATCGTGAGCGCACGAAAAAGAGCGACGAAGACCTCACCGCCATGATGGACGCCGAGACCTGGCTGACGGGTGAAGAAGCCGTCGAGCACGGTTTTGCCGATGCCACCAGCGACGAAGTCGCCCTCAGTGCCTCCGCTTTCAAGACTGCCCGCATCACCGCCGCGCTGCGTCATGTGCCGAGTGCCCTCTTTGACATCGCACCGCTACCGTCGCCATCGCGCACTCCCACCCCAATGAAAGCACTCCTCGCCCTCGCCTCACTCGTCGGCATCACCGTCAAGGGTGATGAAACTGAAGACCAGCTCACCGCTGCCATCACCGCGCACAAGCCGCAGTCTCCCAACGTCGTCATCGACTTTGAAGACGCCGCTGTGAAAGCCGCCTTCGCTGCCAGCATCACCGAGGCCACAAAGGACGACAAAGCCAAGCTCACCGCGCTGGAAACTGAGCTCGCCAAAATCACCGCCCTACTCACCAACGGAGCCGCCGGTGCTGCCGGTGGCAACGCTCCCATCCAGGGTGCTCAAGGTGGCAGCGGCACCCCCGCCAACACCATGACTCGCGCTGCCTTCAACCAACTCCCGCACGCCGAGCGAAACGCCTTCATGGCAGCCAAAGGCAAGCTCGAAGACTGATCGCAGATTGACACCTCAAACCCAACACACCCCCAACTCTCACTGATCCAAACATATGGCTAACGACATCTCACTCACTGGACTGACTGAAATCCTTTATCAAGCTCGCGACATGGTCGCCCGCGAACCCACCGGCTTCGCCCAAGGCGTCATGGTTAACGGAGGCTCCGAAGGCATCTCCGCTGGCGGCACCGTCACCTCCCTGCGCACGCAGGAGCCGACGCTCGAAACGTCCTACACGCCCGCGATGACGGCACCCGATGCCGCTGACATCACCACCTCGGTGGAGACACTGACGCTCGGCTCTTATGTCGGTGCCAGCATCCCGCTCAAGGGTGAGCAGTTTGCCCAGCTCTCCGCTACCGTCGGCGCAGAGCTCGCCCTCCAGCAGCTCTACAAGCAAGCCATCCGCAAGATGATCAACCAGATCGAAGGCAGCCTCGGCACGGCCGCCTATCAGGGCGCCTCCCGCGCCACTGGCACCGCAGGCACCACGCCCTTCGCGTCCAACTTCAACAGCATCAACCAACTCCGCCAGATCCTGGAGGACAATGGTTGCATCATGGACGATGGCGATCTCTCGCTCATCATCAGCTCCGCCGCTGGCACGAACCTGCGCAACTTGAGCACCCTCACCAAGGTCAACGAAGCCGGTGCCGACGCCACGCTTCGCCGGGGTGAGCTGCTCAACGTCTCCGGCTTCTCCATCCGCACTTCCGCCGGGGTGCAGCTCCACACCAAAGGCGCAGGCACTGGCTACGACTTCAGCGGTGCTGAAGCCATCGGCCAGACCACACTCAGTGTCGAAGGCGGCACCGTGAACACCACCGGCATCAAAGCCGGTGACGTCATCGCGATGGACACCGACACCGCGAACAACTACGTGGTGCGCACCGGCATCACCGCCACCAGCGGCGACATCATCATCAATCACCCCGGTCTCCGCGTCGCGGGCACCACGGCTTCCGAGATCACCATCGGCAACAGCTACACCGCGAACGTCGGCTTCCACAAGTCGGCCATCGAGTTGGCCATGCGCCCCCCAGCGCAGCCGCCTGGTGGCGACGTTGGTGAAGAGATCGCTGTGCTGGTCGATGAAAAGACCGGCCTCAGCTTCTCTGCCCGCCTCTACAAAGGCTACGGCATGAACCAGATCAAGCTCATGGCCTTCTTCGGCGTCAAAGTCTGGAAGCCCGAGTTCGTCGCCACGCTCCTCGGCTAATCGTGAGACAGGCTGCCAGCCTGTCCGACCACTCAACGGCCCACCCTCACCGGTGGGCCGTTTTTTCTACACTCGATCCCATGGCTAAAACCAATCCTCCCAAACCACCAACGACGAGCGTCATCGCTCACACCGTTAAGCTCGCACATCCCGAGGACCTGCCGTTGATCCTCACCAGCATGGAATGCGACGGCTGGCAGCTCCTGCACATCGTGCCCTGTCGGCACAGCAATGAGCATGCGGCCTACTTCCGCAAAGTTTGACATCCGCCTCTCATTGCTCTCACCCGGCGCGGTTATTCTTCGCCCGCCGGTGTCCCCTGCGCCGCGTCCCTTTTGGTTGGGGGACGCGGCGTTTTTTTGCGCCTTCACGCTTTGACATTTCCACCCCGGCATGTCCGCCGCCCTCGTCACCAGTGAAAAGCTGCACCTCGCCACACTGTTGCAGCGGAATCCCTGCACCATCCTGCTCAACAATCGGCGTCTGCCTGCGGCCTTCATTGCGAGGCGTGGGGTGAAGTTTGAAAACGACGGCGGCGTCATCCAATCGCGCACGATCAAGATCGTCGTGGCCTGCGCCTTGCTGCCCGCCACCGACCTCATCGACGCCACGACTGACAGCACCCGCGCCGTGCGTTTCACGCACGTCGAAACGGGTCGCGTCTATCAGCTCGCCACCGACGCCGGAGCACCCAACGAGTCTCCGCACAGCGTCTTCTGGACACTCACCGGCCAGCAGATCACCACGCAATGATCACTCCGACATATCATGCGGCGGCTGGTTCGCGTTTCGAAGTCCAAGAGGCATTTGAGTTTGGAGCGTCTGGAGTCGTCAGAGTGGACCCTGTGGCGGTCCTATGTTGCGCGCCTGATTCGGTCTATCACTCGCTCCCTGGAGTCGAGTGCTTCAATGCTTCGCGTGACGTGAGGAGCTTCGTTGGCGGTGTGCCCGTGGTCGCTCATCCAGTCTGCGCTCCGTGGAGTGCCTATTGTGCCCATCAATGGAAACCCATTGAAGGCGTGCGAGAGCTGGGACCGTTGTGCGTCGATTGGCTTCGGCGATGCGGTGGCGTGTTGGAACATCCAGCCCACTCCAGACTGTTCGATCACTGCAACCTACCGCGACCAGGTGAAACCAAAGATGGAATGTGGACGATCGAAGTCAGCCAAGCGTGGTGGGGATATTCGATGCTGAAAAAAACTTGGCTGGTCTTTTGCGGCCTAGAACCCGCTGAAGTCATGCCTACCATCCCCAGCCGAAAGCATCATCCCAGAAGCGGCGAAGGTGATCGACGCAGACAGCAGCGAATGAGCAAGCACCAACGTGCCGCCACCGTGCCAACATTGGCGAGGTGGTTGGTGGAAACAGCAAGACGGGCAAAGTGCCCAACCGAATCCACCCGATGATCAGCGCCAACGTCCAACTCGGCCCGCTGCTCAAAAAGCTCAAACAAGTTCCGCGTGAGGCAGCGGCGATCATGGCGAAGGCCATCGAAGATGATGCACGCGGCTTTGTGCGCGACATCACCGACATCACGCCACCGAGCATGGGCAAAGCCAATCCGGCCTCCAAAAAACGCGGCGAGTCTGCCGTCATGCGCGACGTGTGGAAAGTCTATGCCACCCCCGGCAAACTTTACGCCATCATCAAAGCGCGTGACGAAAAACTCGCCGCCGCATTTTGGGCAGCGGTAAAACACAAAAACTGGCCGCAGGCTGCCCGCATTTGCAAAACGCTCGGACTTAAAGAGCTTATCGACTTCGGCAGCGACGACGGAGCCGCTCATGAAAAACGCCGAGGAAGCAATGGTCGCGTCACAGGCACCAAACCAAGCGAGCATGTCCGCGATGCCCGCTATGTGCGAAGCTACATCAAGCAGCAACAATCCCGCGTCGGCCTGCTCGCCTCCGGCTTCGCACCCGCCGCCGCCCGTTTGAAGACTTCGCTTCCGACCTGGATCACACGTCACCAGCAAACCGTCGGCAGCATCACCGTCATCCCTCGCCCGGATCAATTCACGATCATCATCACGAATCGCGCCCGTCATGGTCGCGCCAATGATCTCTCCCGCCGCATGCAGTTTGTGTTGCGCTCCGGCAAGCGGCAGAAGCGTTTGCAAAACTCCATCCGCTACAGCATCCGCGCTGCCCTCAAAAAGTCCCGCCTCCAAGTCGCGTGAGAGCGTGCCCCAGGCTGCCAGCCTGCGTCTTCTTTGACATCCACTCACAGTTACCATGGCAGACATCTCCATTACCGCTTCCAACGTCATCGGCTCCGCCTTAGCACGGCGAGTCAGCAAATCCGCCTCCAGCACCATCACCGCTGGCCAGCCCGTTTATCTCACCAGCACCAACCTCGTTGCACCTGCGGACGCCAACGCCTCCGCCACCACTGCCAACGTCTTCGGCATCGCCGAAAACGGTGGGGCCACCGGTCAACGCATCAGCGTCATCACGCAGGACCCTGCGCTCGTGATCGGTGCCACCGTCGCCATTGGTGACGTGCTCGTTCTCTCCGCCACTGCCGGTGGCATCGCCCCCGCTGCCGACCTGGCCACTGGTCATTTCTGCACCGTGCTCGGCGTCGCCATCAGCACCACGGCCATCAACTTTGCGCCGGTCGCCGCAGGCGCCGCCAAAGCCTAAACCCTGTCCCCTCATGCGTTGGAGCGCCGGTGACCGTGCAAACGGCACCGGCGCTTTTTTCTGCCCACTCACCTCTCACCTCTCACCAAAAGATGCCCTCCACCTCTCCCGCCGCTCATTTCAGCACCGTCTTCGCCGACTACTCTTCCAGCACCGCCGCTTTGGCCCTTTCCGGCGTCCCTAGCGCGTCGCAGCTCCCTCGCCGCACACATTCCTCATCGAGCGCCCTCACGCATCCACACGCGTTGTTTGAGGTCGAGGTCGACCCCGAGTCTGCCGACACCCTACTCACCCTCACGCTCAACCTGCGGCTGCAAATCAATGTTGGCACCGAGACCGGCCAGACCACCCGCATTCAAGCCCACGCCTGGCTGCAAGCCCTCCGCCGCCTGCTCGACGACGACCAGCGCAGCACCTGGCAGACCTTCATCCAGGCGCAAACAGACGGCTACCGCGAAGGCTGGGACATCCAGGCCATTTACCCGGGCACCATCACCGACGACTACAACGAGGAAAAAACGCTCCTCACCCTCACCGCCCCATTCCAGGTCGTCACCTTCTGGAACAACGTGTGACACAGGCTGCCAACCTGTGGTTCGCACATCGCTCAGTTTGACACCGCCCGCTCGGTGTCATGACTCCCCTCTTCACTTCTGGCACGCGCCCCAGCTCCCTCAAATCCGAGTCCGGTCTTTTCGTCACCGACTTCTCCGTCAAGCCCACCCGCACCTATGACGACGTGCTCGGCGTCGCCGCAGGCGGTGCCGTCCCCGAGCTGCTCTACACCGAGGCCTACGGCCTCGTCACCGACATCACCCTCACCGGGATGCCGATCCCCACCAGCGGTGGTGCCTTGCAAGGCCTCGCCGCCCTGGAGGATGCCGACACCCTCGCCAGCCTCGCCAACCTCATCGACGACGAGGTCTTCGGCCTCACCCTCAGCACCGGCACGATCCAAAGCCGTGAGCCTGAATTCAAGAAGGCCCGCAGCGGCACCGGTCGCGAGTTCAGCCTCAACCTGAAGCACTGCCACGCGATGAACTGAGTGTCACAGGCTGCCAGCCTGTCCATCTCCCCAAACGATCACCCCACACGCAGCGCGTGATCGTCCCGATCACGCGCTTTTTGTTTCCGGCCATCAACCCTCAACCCTCAACCAGCAACCTCCCATGATTGCCTGGCAAACCACCCGCAACACCTATGAGGCCGCCGCCCTCGCCTCGCTCGACATCGCCCTGCGTGCCGTCAAGATGACGCACTACAAAAGCGGGGTCGAATACACCGACTGGAACCTCGCACGCACCAGCAGCGTCGATCCAGATCGGCAGGGTCGCGCCTTCATCACCGGCGTTCTCCGGCGCGATTTTAACAACGGCACCTTGCAGGGAGACCTCGCCACCCAGCCGCTGCATCCTTATCTGATCGCCCTGCGCACCATGCACAATCGCTCTCGCCTGCTCGATGCGCAGAAGGGCAAGTCCATGCGCCTCGTGGAAGCCGCGCCTGGCAGCTACCTCCTCGAGCACGGGTCTTCAGCCATGCCTACCGAGGCCACCCTCACCACCGCAGATCAAGATCTCGCGCTTGCTCTCATCGGCGTTGGTCATGCGCTGCTCACCCTCACGCACAACGGCACCGCGCACGTTTATACCCTGGCTCGTTATGCGCTCGCCCCCGAGCTCACCCCAATCGCTCCGCGTGCCGATGCCCAGGTCAACATGACCGCGCTTCGCACCAACGCCCTCTTTCCCGCTCGACGCTGGGAACCCTTCGCGATCGCCATCCACGCCCTCCATTGTCTGCGTGAGTTGCGCAAGCACCAGCAGTCGGCCGGTTGGATCACCGTCGCCCACAAAACCTACCTCGACAAAGGGGCCGCGTTCCGCGCCGACGCCCCCGGTCACACCCTTGCCAAAGTTCAGCAACGCCTCGGCCTCCGCATCGCATGAGCATCACCGACCAACACCGCGCCCTCGTCACCATGACCAACGAAGAAAACACCTTACTCCAGCAACAAGGCTGGCAGACCGAAGTCATCCAAAGCCTGCACCAGCGCGGCTTCCGTCCCTGTCGGCCCGACTACACCGCCGCACGTTTTGAGGGGAACGACATGGCCGCCACCCTCGGCTTCATCCGTCAGACCACACTGCCGCACCTGCACATCACCGTCGAAAAAGACACCTCGCACCGCGTCGTGTTAGAGCGCATCGACACCGCCATTTTTGAAGCCGGTCTCAGTGCAGGCCACCAAAGCCTCGCCGCCTCTTTTATGAGCTTCTTCGACCGCTGCAAAAAAGTGCGCGTCATCCCAGATCAAAGCCTCGAATCCCGCCTCGCCAAACTCGAAGCGGCTAACGCAAAACTCTCCCATGAGGAGGGCGGAAAGGAGATATTCTAACACACATGAAACGACTGATAATCAAACTTGCCCTTTACTCTCACGGCTGGCGTCCATGCAAGCTCTCCGACAACTCCCAAGGCTGGGAGAAACGCGAATCGCCAACATCCACGCGCCGAGGTCCGATCCGCTACGCGGTGCAGCATCTACTGAGTGGGCAGAACGACCAAGCTAATGCACACCGGGAATAAACCACCTTTGAGCCATTCCTTTGCCACCCATTCCATTGCCGAACAGTTAATTATACCAACCAAGGTTGTGATAACTCCCCTCTCCCCTCTAACACCCACCCCCATGCACCTACCCACCGACCCCACACCCACGACCTCACCGCCGCCGGTGAACCTCACCGACACCGCGCCACTCATCACCGCCGAGCAGCGCGAGACCGACTTCAATCGTGTCTTCGCCTGGCATGGCGTTGAGATCGCCATCACACTCGCCAACGAGCTGTATTACCGCGAACTCCGCGTCCACATGAATGCGCCCGCCTTGGCCTCATATGATACCATGGGCGACTTCGCCCCCGAGGCCGCCCGCGTCATCTACTGTGCGCACCTCGAAGCCGCTGCCATCCGCCAGCTCCGGCTGATGAGTGCCGAGCTTCAAATCGCCATGCACGATGCTTGGGTCCTGAAAAACATCGCCCTGCATGAGATCGCCGCCGTGTCGCGTCTCGCTCAAGAGATGCAGGAATGCGTGGCGCGTGCCCGTGCCTCCGTTTTGCCCACCGGTGACAGCGTTGACGGCTCGGGAAACTAGCCATGCCACCCGTGACCTGCGAGATCATCTCCGACCTCGCTCAGCTCACCGGGTGGCAAGAAACCACCATCCAAAACATGCCGCTGCATCGCGCCCTCTACTATCAGCTCAAAGCCGCCAACGCCCGCGGCGTGATGTGTCAGTGGACAATGTGACTCCCGCTTTTATGCTATGTCCTCATGAATGAACTCCAGCCATACATCAACGGTCCCATCGGCGTCACGCTTGCGTTCCTTGCCCTTGTGTTCGTCCTGCTCACGATCTTGATGCCTTACTACGTCTTTGTCTGCGCCCGCGAGATCATGCGCACCCGAAAGCTCTTGGCCGAACTGCTGGTCGTCATGCGCACACGCCAGTGAAGGGTTAGATGGTTGGTAGTCCAAACCGTCAACCATCTACCTCCGCCTTTGACATGCGGGCATCGTCAACTTCTGACGATCCCCATGGCAAACGACGCAACAGTCAAATTCGGCTACGATGGCACCGCGCTCAATCGCGGCCTCGCCCAGCAAGAAACCAAGCTTAAAGGTTTCGCCTCCAGCACTGAGCGCAGCTTTCGCGGCGTCCAGGCAGCCATCGGAGGCCTCGGCCTCGGTATCCTGGCCCGCGAAGGTGTGCGCGTCGTCGCCGCTTTCGACCGCATGACGCGAGGCATGACCACACTCGAAGGCAGCGCCACGGGGGCCAAATTCCGCATGGACGAACTACGCGAGGCCTCGAAGCTCCCTGGCCTCGACTTCGAACAAGCGGTGCAGGGAGACATCCGCCTGCGCAGCGTCGGTGTCAGCGCCGAACTTTCGAAGCGTGCCCTCATTGAAATGGGCAACGCCCTCAGCCTCGCCGGTGGCACCTCCGCCGATCTCGACGGCGTCGTGCTGGCCCTCACGCAGATCATCAGCAAAGGCAAAGTCAGCGCAGAGGAAATCAACCAGATCGCCGAGCGCGTGCCGCAGGTCCGCGCCGTGATGAAGGACATGTTCGGCACCGCCGACACCGAGACGCTGCAAAAGATGAACATCGACGCCGAAACCTTCGTCGCCACGCTGGTCGAAGGCTTCGGCAGACTAGACCGCGCCCAGGCCGGTCTCGATGAAAAGATGCAGGACTTCACTACCTCCATCAAAGCAGCCACGGATGCCTTTGCAGAGGGGTTCGTGCGTCAGGGGGTTGAGGGCGCATCCAAGCTCGGCGAAGCGCTGCAAGAGAACACCGATCTCATCCGCGATCTAGGCAGCGCTACCAGTGGATTTTTCAGCGGCGCTGCATCTGCCGCAAAAACGGCAGATGACATGATCGTCTCCGCCATCGCTCACATCGGCCTCATGATGGACGGACAAACGCTTGCTCAGGCAAACGCCGCTATCACCGCTTTAGATCAAGAGCGTGCCGCCGAAAAAGTGGAGGCCGCGCAGGAGAAAAGCATACAGACTACGAGCAAGTCTGCCGCCGTCACCGCCCTCGTTCAAGAGCGTGCCGCCGCCAAAGTGGAAGCAGCGCAGGAGAAAAGCATCCAGACCATACGCAAGTCAGCCGCCGTTGCTGTGGAAGCGGAAAAAGAGAAGCAAAACGCCATTCAGAAAACCATCTCACTGCGGGACATGGAAACGCGGCGCAACGAAGAAATGGGTAGCTTGAAATTGCTCGATCTCCGCTCACGCGGGCGCAATGCCGCCGCCGACAAGCTCGAACGCAAAATGAACATCAACAATGAAACCGAGCGCATTCGCTCGACCACTGGAGCTAGTGAAGCCCAAGCACGGCAGATGGCTGAAGATCGCGTTCGTTTGCAAGAAAACATCGAGCGCCGCAACTCAGGTCAGCGCAGTCGCATCATTGCCCGTCCGCGTGGCGATGGAGGTCCTTTTGGTCAAGGCTTCGATGAGTTCCTCCGCGCTCAAGAAAAGCGCGAAGTCGGCTTCAACGAGACACCTATGCCAGGCTATGAGCGTGGCCAGAGGGTCCCCGTTTACAGCCGGTCCCTCGTCACCGGAGACCGAAGCCTTTCGCCTCCCACTCGTTCACTAAGTGGTGGTGGCATCGACGCCTTCCTTGCGCGTCAGAGTCCTACAGTTATCAACACCAGCGGTGCGCGGACGCAGCAGACCGTCAATGCCGCACGCAAAGACGACCTGAGTGCCAAGATCGACCGCACCAATGAACTCCTCTCCCGTGGTCTATTGGGCAGTTAACCATCAAAATCCACCACGCACCCATGACCCCTGCATTTTCCGTCGGCACCCTCCCACTGTGGCGACACCCCATTCGCGAGCGCACCGCGTTTCGTGGCGTTGACACGCTCGACGGTGCCTACAAAACCGACCGCAACACCACGCTCGCCGTCGGCGATGTCGTGCCTGGCTATCCAGGCATGATCATCATCGCACTGGATAAAATCGACAGTGGCATCAGTCGTGAGTGGCAGATCTCCGCCGAAGGCTCACTCGATCAAAGCTACCCCACCAAGACCCTCAGCCGTGGCAAACGCCGCACCATTGAAGCCGGGTGGGACGAGCGCACCGTGCGCTACCTCTCCTGGCATGCCGCGTGGAAAGCCTGCACCGGCGATGCTGGCAGCAACTTCATCACTTGCGCTGCCCACGGCTTCCCGAATGGCAAACGCGTTTACTTCGCACGCCTCACCGGCGGTGCAGGCCTGACAGCGCAATCCTCCACCTCGCTTGGCGTTGGCTATTACGTCATTAACCGCACAAGCAACACCTTCCAAGTCTCCACCACCCTCGGTGGTAGCACGGTGGATTTCACCACCACGATGACCGCAGGCGAAGTCATCGCGGGCGAGTTCGCCCTCGGCTCACCGCACCCCAGCTATCCCTACATGCACCTGTGCGAACTAACCGTGCAGGACGAGAACAATGACTGGGCGGTCGCTGACTGCGTCTATCGCGGCTACGAAGAGGCGAAGCCCTACCACCGCATGATCACCGTGAATGGTCAGCAGTTCAGTGCCAGCGAGCCGATCACCATGAGCTTACCCGGCGGCTGGAACGATGCCCGCTACACCAATTTTCAACTGCCGGAAATCGTCGTCACAGACACTTACCTCACCGGAAGCGGCACATTGCCCACCAACGCTGTGCCATCCAGGGACACTCCTGAAAATGCGCCCTCGATTCGGACCATCGTCCTCACTGACGACACCGAGGACCTCACCTGGAACTACCCTTACGGCTGGAGCATCGTCGGCACTCCACACCAGGCCACACTCAACAACAAGATCTCCGCCATGGTCTATCAAGTCGTCTACCGCTACATCTGGCCGGTTATGTTCCGCTAACCTCATACCTCACCTCTCACTCTTCCCATGACTCCCGCCACACTCGAAATCGAACTCCGCTCCTTCGTCGCACACTTACTCTCCCCGCTGCTAGAGGAGGGAAAAAGCCCCATCATCAAACATCAGACGATCAAAGAGCGCCCGCTCACTGTCCGCCTCGGCATGCGTGTCACCGGGACCGATCCCGAGCACGTCAAAGCCTTGGCGAGCAACGGCAAAGCAGTCACTGAAGCCTGGCTCAAACAATGGCCCCTGAACACCCCTGGTCTCCGTGACCCTAAGTCCGTGAGCATCGCCAGCGACGACAAGCATGTGATCATGGACGTGGTTTTTTTCACGCTGGAGCTCGACACTCCTGACGCACTCACCCCGGCGCAAGCATGAGGCAAGAAACGCACCGCCTTCGCCCGCCACGCTGGCCCACCGGCCTCGTGCCCTGGCGCACTGCGGTGCAGTCCTTTCTCGAAAAGCTCTCCAAAGCCGCCAAGGTGCAGATCGAAGTCCAAGGGGCCACCCGCTCACAGAGTGGCGAGGATCTCATGCTGGACCTCGGCACCATCCCCAGCGGCACTGCCACTGCACAGACCCCAGCGCAGGAGGCTCCACGCTGGCCCTCTGGCCTCGTGCCGTGGAAAATGGCCGTGCAAGCTCATGCTGAAAAACTCGCCTCCGCCGCCGGTGTGCAGATCGAAATCTTCGGCACCACCCGTGGCCAAAGTGGGGAGCAGCCCGCGCTCGAAGTCGGCAACGAGTTCACGGGTGCCGGTGCCCGCAGCACCGCCAGCAAAAAGGACGCCAGCGTCCCCCGCTGGCCCACCTCGCATGTCGGCTGGTGCCGTGCCTTGCAGAGCTTCATCGAGCGTCTTGCGTCCGCTTTGCAAACCAGCCTCGAACTCGGCGGTGTCGCCCGCAGCAGCGGTGGTGACAAGCTCGTCTTTGCGCTAAAACCCCCACCACCACGGAACCTCATCCTGCGGCTCGAAACACAGCCCCAACAAGCCTACGCTTTTTTTTGCGCGAGCATTTTCGATGATGATGGCAACCCTTACAGCAGCGTCTCGACCACTGAAAAATGGACTGAAGGAGAGATCACATACACGACCACCCAGTCAGAGACTGGACCACACTTCAGCACGCCGACAATCCCGATGTTTGACTGCCCCGGCAGCGTCACCGAGGACGACCGCGAGCCGGGCAAAGATTATGGCTTTCTCGAAGAAGTCGAAGAGCCTGAATACACCGGAGGTCTCTCGCAATCCTCCCTCCGGCCGCTCGCGCTTAACAACTTAGAGGTCATAGGCGACCCCGATCCTGGCGTGGCCTTCGCCATCACCGCTGACGACGAAGACGACATCATCCATGCGCATGCTCACGGTTTGGACAACGGAGACCGCGTCATGTTCCCCTGGCTCATCGGAGGCACAGGACTTTTGGACGACAGAACATTTTTAGGCATCGGCTACTATGTGATCGATAAAACACCAAACACCTTCAAGGTCAGCCAAACCGAAGACGGCGAAGAGGTGGACATCACCAGCAATATCACCGCAGGCACCTGCCGCAAAGAAGAGGAAAATCTCACCGCAGTCTTTCGAACCTGGGCAGCCAAAGACACGCCACCGACTGACATCACTCACAATCTCGGCTACTGGGACTCAGGCAGCTCCGGCAACGTAAAAACAGGTTTTTACGCCCACTCCAAGCGTTACCGCTGGACGAATGACAGTGACAAAGACCTCCGAATCCAATGGAAACAAGGCGGCATCACGCGGACCCTCACCGTGCCTGCCAATGACTCGAGCGACTGGTATGATGACGAACTGCCAGCCGCTCAAAGTGAGCAAGACGCCATCACCGAAGTCGAGATCACCGTCCTCTAAATTGACACGCGACCCCTCGCGTGACCTCCACGATTTACCTCGACACCGTCAAGAAGGTGGCGCGTGCCTCCATCACTGGCACCGCCCAGCCCAGTGTCCCCGCCAAGCTGCTCGCGCACCTCAAGCTGATCATCAAATTCTTCGGCGCAGACGGCGTCATCGCGGTGGATGCAGACACGCCCACCTGCGTCATCAAGCCGAAGCTCGCGCCCACAGGTGCGCCCTCACTCATCGACACCACCGCTGTGAGCACCGGCACCGGAGCCACCTCTCAGTATGTGTTTGAATGGGCCAGCGCCGACAGCACCACGTTGCGTGCCGTCATGGATGCCACGGGCGATCCCACGCAGCCCGTCGAGCTGCGCTGCGAGGTCGAGTATGAACTCGATGGCAACCTGGAGCGCATCGCGTTCCCGATCTTATTCGAAACCTCCTACACGCGTCCCGAAGACCCCGCGCCCGAGGCCAACACCGACTCAAGCTGGGAATGGCTCAAGCTCCGCGCACCTGTCGCCAACGGCTTTTCTCACGACGATGCCGAGCGTGAATTGACCGTCGCCGGTGGCGCAGGCAGTGGCGATGTCGTCGGTCCAGCCTCCAGCGTGGACTCACGTCCTGCGCTGTTTAACGGCACCACTGGCAAGCTACTCAAGCAAGGCACCGCCGCGCTCGGTGATGCCGCCTACAAAAGCACCGGCACCACCGCAGGCACCCTGGCCGCAGGCGATGACGCACGCATGACCAATGCTCGCACCCCGACCACGCATGCCAGCACCCACCTCACCGGAGGTGCGGACGCCATTCAAGCTGCCACTTCCGCGCAACCAGGCCTCGCCACCGCCGCGCAGATCACCAAGCTCGATGGCATCGAAGCCCTGGCTGACGTGACCGATGCAGGCAACGTCGGCACGGCCATCTCTGGCGCTGACGCGATCACGACCCTGGCAGATGCCGACAAGCTGCCCATCACCGCCTCCGGCGTGCTCAAGACCCTCGCCTACAGTGCCCTCAAGACCCTGCTCGATGCGCTGTATGCCATCAAAGGCGCGATCACCGGCAGCGGCCTCACCATGAGCACCGCGCGGCTCCTGGGGCGCAGCACCGCCAGCAGCGGTGCCATCGAAGAGATCACCCTCGGCAGCGGCCTCACGCTCACCGCAGGCACCCTCTCCGCCACGGGCGGCGGCGGTAGTGGCGATGTCGTCGGTCCTGCCTCCAGTGTGGACTCACGGCCTGCCCTGTTTGACGGCACCACCGGCAAGCTGCTCAAGCAGGGCAACGCCACTCTCGGCGATGCCGCCTACAAAAACACCGGCACCACCGCAGGCACCGTCGCTGCGGGCGATGACGCACGCATGACCAATGCCCGCACGCCGACCGTGCATGCCAGCACCCACCTCACCGGAGGTGCGGACGCCATCCAAGCCGCCACCGCCTCGCAACCAGGCCTCGCCACCGCAGCGCAGATCACCAAGCTCGATGGCATCGAGACTGGTGCTGATGTGACCGACGCGACCAACGTGGCAGCGGCTGGCGCGATGATGAAGACCGTCTACGATTCACAAAATCTCGGCCTCATCACCGGACTGCAAGGCAGTGGCGAATTTATTGGCTCCGCATTCTCAGGAGGCAATGGCGGCCAGCTCAACATGGCTGGTGGCAACGGGGGCGAATTTGCCGCTGGCTCTGCTGGCTCAATCAATACCAGTGGCGGCGGAGGTAGTGGTGTTACTCAAGCAGGCGGCAGTGGCGGCAACATCCTGACCTATGGTGGCGACGATGGCCGGATGGGTGGCAGCATCGACACCAGCAATGGTGGCGGCAGCATCACTACCCACAATGGTGGCGGATCGATCGCCACCGGCGGCACAGGTTCCATCGAGCTCGGCAACTCAGCGACCCGCACCACGATCCTTGGCACCGCAACAGCGGCCCGCACTGTCTCATTCCCAGATGCTTCTGGGACTTTGGTTGTCACCCCCTCAACCTCCACTGCTCTGGGTGTCGGAAGTCTGGATATTGGTCACGCTTCTGATACAACCCTCGCCCGTAGTTCGGCTGGTAATTTAACCATCGAAGGCAATCTCATTTATCGAGCAGGTGGGAGCTTTGTAGGCATGCCATTTGAGTATTCAACGGCGGTGTCAGACGAAGCCACCGCACTCACCGCAGGCACCGCCAAGCTAACCTTCCGCATGCCCTGCGCGATGACGGTCACGTCTGTGCGGGCGAGCGTCGGCACCGCGCCCACGGGTTCGACGCTCATCGTGGACATCAACGAAAACGGGACCTCCATCCTGAGCACCAAGCTCTCCATCGACGCCACAGAAAAAACCAGCACCACTGCCGCCACGCCAGCGGTGCTTTCTGACTCGACTCTGGCAGACGACGCAGAGATCACCATCGACATTGATCAGATCGGCAGCACCATCGCGGGCGCAGGTTTGAAGGTAACCCTCATTGGCACCCGCGCATGAACCTTGTGAATCCCTATCGGTTTTCACCGCCAATCAGCACCAGTTACTCTAATCCGGGTGGCACGGGAGATAGGCGTTCGATCATCACTATCACGCAATCAAGTTCCACATTACCTTTTATTAGCACCGTAAATCTGCCCTTGCTCCTTGATGGCGCTTTTATTCAGCAACCAGGATGGATTCAGAATAATTGCCCTAACGGCGAATGGTTCAGATTTGATTTTGGTAGCGCTAAAATCATCAACGAGTTTAAATTTTACCAAAGCTCTGCGGTAGCTCAAGGCACCTGGAAGATTCAAGGCAGCAATGACAACTCTACGTGGACCGATATCGGGTCCACATTCACACTAGGTGGCGGAACCGACCCGGCTGTTATTACGGCGATTTCATCCAATGCCACGAGCTACCGCTATTATCGGCTCATCAAGGTTTCGGGATCAACCAATGCTGGACCTTACACCCGAGAATTTGAATTTAAAATCAGCGCATGAAACGACTCTACAACACCGTCAAGCAGACCTTCCTTCCGTCCTATCCTCGCGACGATGACGCTGAGATCGTTGGTCTCGACTCGACGCTGCAAATTTATCAAGTCACCGAAGTCGCGCAGCCAGACATCACGACCAACCAATACCTCACCCGCACCGAGGTGGCAGACCATGAGGCCAAGACGCTCACACTCGGTTGGCAGGTCAATGAGACTCCACCGCAGCCTGTATTCGTCAGCTTCCGCGCCATCGCCTTCGCCCTCCTCGAAGCCGGACTCTACGAGCAGGTCAAAGCCGCCGCGCTAGCGACACCGCAAGGCGAGATCTGGTGGAACACGGCACAAAGCACCACCGTGCAACGAGACCATCCCTTCGTCATCGCCCTCGCCACGGCCATCGGCCAAACCCCCGAACAAATCGACGCCCTCTTCGCCACCGCGCAAACGCTCTGACCATGGACCCCTCGCTCATTGCCAAAGCATTCGAAGTCATCGTCTCCACCGGCCCCGTGGCCATGATATTGGTCATCGCAGTGTGGTGGCAGACCAAAGGCAACCAAGCGCTCGTAACCGAGCTCAACAAAGAGAGAACTGATCGCCTCAATGCCATGGATCGTGAACTCCAGCGCCTCCGCGAGCGCAGCGACCGCTGCGAGGCCGACCGCATCGAGCTGCACAAGCAACTCGCCAATCTGCTGTCCAACGCCTCGCACGATCGCCATCATGCCTGAGCATTGACACAAGCGCTGTGGTGACATGAAAAACTACCGCACCACCCTCATCGGAGCCGCGCTCGCTGGCCTGTCCTTCCTCGCCATCTACCAGGGCAACGGCGGCGACCTCGCCCACTGGCAGCAGTGGCTCATCCCCGTCACCATCGCCATCCTGGGCTACGTCGCCAAAGATGCAGGTGTCAGCGGCTCCCTCAAGCTGCTCCTCGCCAGCCTCTGCCTGCTCACGCTGCCGAGCTGCACGACCACCGCCAATGGCAGCAAAGCCTTCCTCGGCCTCAGCTCACCCCAGTGGCTCGGCATCGGCCAAGACGCCGCCCGCTCTGCCATGCAGACCGCCGTGATCGGCTACAGCCAGCGTCGGCTCGTGGTGGATGTGACCAGCGGTAAATGAGCCAACACCCATGAGCATCACCGACGACCACTGGCTCGACTCCGCCCTGCGTCGTCCCATCCAAGGCGGCGCAAAAATGCCCGTGCGTCGTTTCCTCGTCATCCATTTTACGGCTGGAGCCAGTGCCGAAAGCAGCATCGAATTTTGGCGCACACCCGCTGCCAAAGGAGCCAGCGCCCACCTCGTCATCGACCGCGACGGCACCGTCTATCAGACCCGCCCCTTTGACCGAACCTGTGGCCATGCGGGCGTGTCCCAATGGCGAGGCCACAAAAACCTCAATGCCTGCACCATTGGCATCGAACTCGCGAACGCTGGCGACAACGCACCACTCGCACGCCGCTGGTCCAAGCTCCCATTGCTGACCAGCAAGCACAAAAACGGCGGCCCAGAAACGCAGTGGGAAGCCTACACATTGGCCCAACTCGCCGCCTGCGAGCAAGTCGCCAAAGCCCTCGTCACTCGCTACAAACTCGACGACATCGTCGGCCACGACGACATCGCCCCAACCAGAAAAAACGACCCCGGCCCGGCGTTCCCTATGGCATCACTGCGTCAGTCATGTGGCTATTGAACGGGGATCACCACGAGATGGGCGACGAGCCACCTTCGACCACGAGGCATTGATCTCGTCGTCCTGCGGAATGAGGTGCCCATAGGTGTCCTCGACCACCTCCACGGTGTCACCCAGCCACTTGGCGACTTTGTAGAGCGACACCCCCTTCGACACGAGGAGCGAGGCAAACGTCCGCCGCAAATCGTGGAACGTGATGTCGAGCTGGCATCTCTCCACCAACGCATCAAACGCCTTTCGAAAATCGAAACGGTAGCGGTATTTCCCATGCACCACCTTGGGTGCGAGCATGAATGGTTTGCGCAGCTTGTATTCATCCAGCAGCCAAGTGCGAAACTCATCCGTCAGCGGCACCGTGCGATTGTCGCGAGACTTTGGCTGAAACGTCGTGGTCGCCTGCACATGGATCAAGCCCTCCTCCAGGTCGAACCATTCCGGCCTGGCCTCAATGATCTCCAATTTCCGCAGTCCAGCGTGCAGCCCGCAAAAAAGCGCAAACTTCAACCCTGGCTCCGTGCATTCGTCGATCAGTCGCCGCGCATCCGCCGGCATCAAAAAAACCTTCCGCGATCGCATCCGCAGTTTCGGGATCGTGATGCCTGTCGTCGGGTCCCGCGACACGATGCCTTTCTCCATGAGCCAAGCAAACCACCAGCGCACCTGGTTGAGGTAACTCACGGCAGTGTGCTCATGCCGCTTCAGCCTGCCCTCAAACCATCGCACGCAGGCCGTTGAGCCAATGTGCCTCGGTGAGGTAGCCCCCGTGTGGAGCGCAAAACCTTTGAGCACGTAGCGCCGAGAGGAAAGGGTCGAGGCCGACAACCCCTCACTGGCCTTCGCCGCGAGATAGCGGTCGATCTCCGCAACGCAAGACCCCGCCTCCTCCCGCAAGCGTGGACCCTCCCGCAGGCGCAGCTTATCCGCCGCCACCATCGCCTCCGCGAGATCCCGGGTGCCGAGCGACTGCCTCTCCTGCGCTCCACCCGGCACCGGCGTCCAGCGCAGCCACCAGGTCAATTTTTGCCGATACAGTCCCCGAGGTATGCTAGCAGTCATATGCTAAAAGGCGTTAAAATCGCACAAATAGCAAACCAAAACCCACCGCCCCGAAGGGCAACATGGTCGGGCTGGCGAGATTCGAACTCACGACCTCTTGCACCCCATGTATCAGGCCGGAACGCTGGAGGGCCGAATAATCGGGCTGTCTAGCGTGGGTATGCTAGAGGTGGGTATGCTAATGCGGCCCCGGAGGTGCTCAAAGTGTGCCTAGCATCCAGCGTCGCAACAGGATGCCACCGATGACCACGAGGGTGATCAGGCCGAGGCTGAGTAGCCTATCGGGCCACGGGCTGGGTGGTGGCTCGAGCGTGAAGTGGCAGGTGGGGCAGAGGGTGCTGGTGCTGGCGACGTGATTGCCACAGGCGCCGCAGGAGTGCTCGACGGTGCGAATGGTATCGACCACGATGCCCAGCAGCATAGCGAGCAGACCGAGGGGCCAAAAGAGAAACAGCAGCGCGATCCCACCAATGAAGAAACACAAGGCGAGGATCTGCGCGGTGCCGTTTTTAACGCGGCGTTTGATCAGGGCGGTGGGGCGTTCAGTTGAGGTGTTCATTGGTGGAAACAAGTTTATGCTTTACGGCGTTTTTTTTCGTAGCGTGCTTCGCTGCGGGGCTCGGTGACAGGTGAGGGGTTGGAGGTCTCGGCTACCATGTCGTGGAGCAGTGTGGCTATGACGGGCGGCGGAGGCAGCCGCACAATGTTCGCAGTCGTTGGCGTTGGTCCGGTGCTGGGGGAACGCTTTCGCGAAGGCGCAGGTGGAGCACATTGATCTGATTCCAACAGATTGGCGTTTTTTTGTCCAGCTTCATTTTGTTCGGACTTTTCTTTCGACCATTGTTGCTGCGTCGATCGAACCCAATCGGCAAAGGTGATGCCAAGCCGCTCTGTATCACGGGCCACAGTCTTTGTGATTGGTTCAGCGACGGTTCCGATCTCTGCGAGACCGATGCGCATGGATAAGCGCATCAGTTCCGAGCGAGTGAGGTTGAGCTTTTCTGCGACTTGGTCAATCGCGGCGATCAGCTCGTTTGGCAGGGCGATGGGAATGGGTTTTGAGGAGGCGGACATGGCGGATTTTACCACGGAAAACCGCAAATAGAAGAAGTTATATCTTTTTTCTTGCACGGTGATATAAGTTCGTATATCGGTCCATCATGACCCAAGAGAGCAACGATGAGAGACCTACGACCAAGGTGCTGCTGCAACTGACAGATGACCTCAATACGGAGGTCCGCAGAACGGCGGCAGACCTGGGGCTGAGCCTGCAAAACACGATCCGACTGAGCCTTGAGCGCGGTCTGCCCATTCTGCGCAGCCAGTTGCTCGCACCGCCGGTGATGGCTGCCTGAGAATTTTAACCACAATTGCGACCATGAAACTGACCCGCACCGCGAACTACCTGCTGATGTTCAGCCTCTTTTTATCGGGGGCCGTGCGCTCCGCCGGAATGATGCATGCCGACACCGACGCACGAGCCGCCTTTGGCAATCTGCGGGCGATGCGGGCGGCTTGCGCCAAGAGCTGCCTGCGTGAGTGGCGCTACCACATGGCGCGGATCGCGGCCTGAGAATTTCAACCACGAACCAACACACGAAGATGATGAACTGCCCAAACTGCCAACAAGCCCTGAGCCGCCAACTGGGGGAGATGCACTGCGAATGTGGCTGTGGATCAATCGTGATCCTGCCGCATGGCCAGGCTCACCGTCTCGGCGGCACTTTGAAGCGCCTCGCGAAGCGCCATGGCGTGGCCTTCGATGGCTCCGACCTGCGTGGCGGCATTGCCGTTACCAAGGCGATTCAGGGCGTCCGCGATGCGGTGAAGGCCTTTGCCACAGAGGTCAAGGGACTCGGCGATCTTCAACCATGGGTCGGGTTGGGTGGTCATAAGTCGAAGCAAATCACAAACCAGACGGGGGAGGCAAGCTAAATGAAACTGGAGACCTTTGATTTCAACACAGTCCCGGTGCGCGTGCTGCTGCGTGATGAGCAGCCGTGGTTTGTGGCGGCGGATGTGTGCCGTGTGCTGGAACTTGCCAACGTAACCGAAGCGACGCGATCGCTAGACGGTGATGAGCTGGATTCAGTAATCATGAATTCAGGTGATCAAGGCCGCAAAACACTAATCCTTTCCGAGTCCGGACTCTACACCCTCATTTTCAAGAGTCGCAAGGCGGAGGCGAAGAAGTTCCGCAAGTGGGTGACGGCGGAGGTGCTGCCTGCGATCCGCCGGACGGGTGGGTATGCGCTGCCGGTGGGCAATTCTGCCAGTGAGGGCCTGGAGCTGATGAGTGTGCTGGCCTTTGTGCGTGACTGTTGCGCTGGCTGGCCGCTGGAGCGCCAGATGGCCTACGGCATGATGGTGCGCCGCTATGCGAAAAGCATGGGGGTGGTCTTTCAAACGGTCGAAGAGCCGGGCGTCGGTCGCGTGTTTGCTTTTGCGAGGCCGGTGCTGGAGGCGGTGCGCGGCACGCTGGCACCGATGAGCGGCGTGCTGGTGAATCCCGAGGGACGGGAGATGACGGCACTGCTGCGTGCGCTGCATGAGCAGCATGGAGACACTGTGATGGCGGCAGAAGAGGTGCGGCGTGAGGCGGTGCGCCTGGGCTTTTTTCCACGGCTACTCAAACTGAAAAGTGAGATGGCCCGAAGCAGTGCCTTTGGCTGCCTCGTCGCCCGCTACGCGGGGCAGATTTTAGCGGGCGGGTATGTGATCGAGAACCAGCGCACATCGGCGCGAAGATTTTACGCGATCCGGCGGGAGACCGCCGTGGCCCTAGCGGCCTGAATTTTTGAACCGGCGGGACACCGGGGACGGGCAACAACCAAACACAAAACAACGCATGAAGACCAACAATAACAACGAAGTGCTGCGGGCTGAAAAACTGCCGGAGCAAGTGAACGTGAGAAGACCCTTCGGGGCACCCCGGCGCAGTGCGCTGGGGCGCGGCCTGGGGGCACTGCTGCTGCGGCAGCAGCTCCAGGCAAGCGTGAGGCAAATGCCGAAGCTGCAACTGCCTGCATGGGCGGCGGACTTTGAGCCGGAGCACCAAAGCTGGCTCAAGCGGGTGTGGCAGCGGACGCGGTGACGCAACCCCCACCCGGCGGGGCAACGCCGGGAACTTTTTTCCAAGGAGGCTACAATATGACGAACGGATTTGATCGACTATTTGCAATGCTAACGACACCGAGCGTGCCGCTGGTGCTGGCGCTGACCTCACTGGTGGCGTGCGTGCTCATTTGGTGGGCCGCTGCGGCGGTGTATCGGAATGAGCAGTGGATTGAGGCGGAACGCCTGCGGCGGTCGCAGGAGCGCAGAGAACGCTGCTGGGACGAGGTGACCGGCGAGGAATGGCGGTGGGACAACGAGCCGGAGGCGGAGCGGGCCGACACTGAACAGGCTGGCAGCCTGTCTCACGCGGAGCTAAGACGCATCATCGGTGCGATGGTGGTGGAGACGTGCGAGGCACGTGAGCATGTGCGCCAAGGGCGCATGCAGGAGGCGGAGGAGAGTCTGCACCTGGTCATCGGCTGCCAGCATGGCTTGCTGGATCGCTGTGGTAAGGAGGTGCGGGCATGAGTGCGCTGCTCAAATCAATATCGGCCTCAGCTCGGACCGATCCTATGTGGAAGGTCGAGCGCGAGATTGAAGCGGTCAGCGATGACATCAATCAGTTGGAAAAAGAACTCGATGAGCTGAACTGCAAGCTGGAGGCGCTCGAAGAGAAGTTAGCCGCGATGAAAAAACTCGGTGATTCCGATGGCCAGCGGAGAGTGAAACAGCAGGCACGCGAGATTTTGGCGATGACTTTTGTCAGTGGCGGCATGCGTGACCTGGCGATGCATGTGGTGGAGGACGGAGCCGATGAAGAAGAGGCTGAAAGCATCATGGAATATCACGAGATGCGCTCACGCGAGGAGGTGCTGTCATGACCCGGATGCAGATAGGTAGGCACTATGAGGTCGAGAAGCCGACGGCGCGACATGTGATGGCTGGCGCGGCACTGGTGCCGGAGCTGGAAGATGCAGGCTGGCTGCTGGGCGCGGCGATGCTGGAGAGTCTGGCGCAAGACCTGGCGCTGACGCATGCAGCGGGCTGGTGGAGTCACGATCCCAATGAGATGGCGGGCATGCACGCTGAGGCCAATGGGCTGTTGCGTGAGCTTTATTCGCCTGGGGTGCAGGGGATTTTTGACCTGATCACGGCAGCGACTGGTGGCCGAGTGCAGGTGGAGCGCCCGTGGCTGCTCCGTCAGGCACGCTGGCATGCGAAGGCGGTGCTGGCGAGTCAGGCGAGCCTGAGTCTGTCGCGGGTATGTGAGCGACTGCGACTGAGTCAGCGTGCGGGTGAGGGCAACAAAAAGTATGCCAATTTGCCACCGAGTCGTCTGCCGGATGGTCGGGCTAACCCGGCTTATTTCACGGCGCGGGCGTCAGTGCTGAAGGGCCAAGGAAAGTGCCGGGATTGTCGCCGTCCACTGAGCAATCACTCACCTCGGTGTGCTAGTTGCCGTGAGGACAACAATCGACGCATGAGAGAGTGGAATGCGAAGCATAAGGAGGTGGCAGCATGAGTGCGAAGCGGAAACAACTTTTCCCACCACCGGCGCACATGGCGCAGTGCGAAGTCATCGACTACCTGCGCAGGCAAGTCTTCGATGATGCCATCGCGGCGGCGTGGTTGTCGCCGTGTGTGCGTAAGGCAGGCCGAGGCAAGGACTCGGTGTTCTACAATTTCACGGACGTGCAAGACGTGAGTCTACGCATCGCAGCGGGTGAGTATCCGATGAGCCGAAAGGAGGCAGCATGAGCGATGACTTGAAAAATGAAGTGACGATCCTGCAACCGGCGAAGCATGGATTTGTGGTGGATGTGGAATTCGGGACACGTCGCACGCAGGTGCGGGTGTTTGAATTTGAGGTGCTGCCTTATCGCGATGGGGTGTGTGAGATGCCGAAGGCGCTCACGATTCCCGAGGCGATCGCGAGGCTGCGCGAGGCGATGGAGGCCCTGCGAGAGTCTGCATTCACCGAAGCACTGGCTAACAGTCTGTCTAACGATGGGAGGGCTGCGAGATGAGTCTGACGCAACAAATTGCGACGCACCCAGAGCATCTGCGGGCGGAGTTTCAATCAGGCCTAGTGAAGTGGGCGGGCGTGATCGACGGCATCGGCAAGCTGCTGGCAATGGAACCGAGTCTGGTGAGCTTGGAAGATAAGCGGCAACTGCTGAGTGAGCTCAAGACGGCGACGTGCAATGCGACGGCCTGCGTGAATGGCATCCAGGTGTGTGAGATCAGCGCGAAGGTGGCGAGCAAGCAACTGCAAACGAAGTGGGGGTGGCTGCTGTGAGCAATGAGCATCACGACATCGCTGCGCTGCGCGGCCAGGGCGGATTGAGCTTTGATGCGTTGCATCAAGGGCGTCGTGATGACGAAGAAACTTTGGCGAAGGACTCGCTGTTTGCGGTGGTGACGAATAATGCCGTGGCGGGTCGGCCACCCATCACCGAGATGGGGTATCGTGTGTGGATTATGGCGCTGCGCTTTTTTGTGGCCTGTCCACCGATGACGGCGGCAATGGTGCGGGAGATGCAACGGATCGCGGTGCGGTGCAATGGTGGGCTGGCACTGCCGAGAGCGTCGGATGCGGAAGCGGTGTTTGAACTGCTGATGCTGGGGACGCAGACGCCGTGGGAGACGGGACGCCGCGTGACGCTGCTGGCCTATGCGCTGAATCGCGGCGTGGTGGTGCGTGAGGTGCTGCCGAGCTTTGAGAGCATCGGCCTGCTGTGGCAACTCAAGGCAGAGAACAAGCGGAGTGCGGTGTGTGCCGCGATGAACAAGCTGCGTGATGAGATGATGCGCACGGGCAAGCTGCCGCGAGGCTTTCGATTTTGGTTCGAGAAGAGTGACGAGGCGCGGGCTGTGTATGAGTCGGTCCAACTCGGGAATCACAACCGCACCGGCGGCAGTAAGGAGGCAGCGGAGACCTATGAGGGCGTGCCCATCAAGCAGGCATTTGCGCGGCTCGACGAGCGGCAAAGGAGACGTGTGCTCAATGAGCTGCACGAGGCGGCGGAGGCAAGACGGCTGGGGCTTACATTATGAAAACACAATCTCAGAACCAAAACCTGCGCGAGAAACAGACGTATCTCATCCATGCTGTTATTTGTTCACCTTCACCAAATGCAAAGAGGCACTGCAACTGCGATGTTTACATCGTGATGTCTGATCTCTGTAAGCCGGACATTTTTATTTGTGAGGCTAGAAGATGGATTCGAGGCGGATGGAATTCACCAATGCCCAATTTAGGCATTACTTGGGAGTTAGAGAGGAGTGATCTTGCAGAGTATTGGGCCAAGAAGATAAGGAATGAAAAACAGGCGGATGTGATGAACTTGAATGAAGTCCGGCAAGAGATGCGGGACTTTGTGAACGAATGCTTTAGCAATAAAAATGTTTTATTTTCTAATGACTGTCTTTACAGATTTACCTGGGCACAACAAGCCAACCCATGGGATGGTTATTTTTGTGGATGGGGTAGGTGCCATAGCGACGAATACACCTGTGAATTGTTAGAGCCGGGGAACTGTTTTGATTCAAGTCTTGATGATTTTTCTTTCAGAATGTTCAGAGAGAGAACACGCCGAGAAACGGGCAAATTTTATGACATGGAATGGTGGGTGCGGAAGTTTAGGCCCCAGATCGCTGCATGGCATGTGATGCCGATCCGTTATGTGCAGCACTGGAAACCAAGAAATACATTACAGGAAGACCACCATCGCATGTGGCCCTCACCTGACGTATTTGGTTACCCATCACCCAAACTGGGAGTCAGTGACTACACTAATTTTTTTGTGACTATTGAGCAGATTAGAAAACCTCTAAGTAAAAAACAAATAGAGTTGCAGCCGGTAGTTAAAGCAATCGAGCGGGCAGTGGCAAAGGGGAAGCTCAGCACGCGCATGGCGCGGGCGTGGTTTAAAAAACATCAGATTTTGAACCGTCTCAATGACGGCCTCAAGGCACGGAAAACACAACAACCAATAGAAGAAATAGCAGCATGAAAACGATCGAAAAAAAGACGGACAAGTTAGCTGAAATCAAAAACGCACTGACGGCGGGGTGTTTGGAATTTGTCAGGGCCGGAGAACTTATCGTCGAGGCGTTGGAGGAGGGTGGACTGTCTTTGGCGGGCATTTCTGACGCCATCGACATCCCGCTCGATGTGCTGTCTCAACTGGAAAAAATCGGACGGCACCAGTTGTCGCCTCAGCTACTGTTAGCGGAGTATCCCGCCGCTCGGAAACTGGAGCGTCTGCCAATGAGTGAGCAGGAGCGGGTGATGATCGAGCCGATTGAGGTGCTGGTGCTGCGGGATGGGCAAACGGACACGCTGCTGGTGAACGTGCAGCACATGACCCCAGCGCAGACGCGGCAGGTTTTTGCAGCGAACCACATCCGAGGATTGTCAGAACAAAGGCAGTGGCTGGAGTCACAGGTAAAAACTGGCGACACAGTGAAGATCGAGACGCCCTACGTGCTGACGAGAAAGAGCACGGTCATTTTCCACCAAGGCTGCGAGATGACTGCCAAGGAACTGCTGCGGATCGCGGCGCAACTCCAAGACTAACACTGAACCAACGAATCTATGACTGAAACAAAAAACGAAGTGGTGGTGCGCTCTTTGGAGCGTGTGAAATTCTGGGAATGGAATCCGCGTGGCTCGAACTATCGTGGCATGCCGGAGCTGGTGTCTTCGCTGGCGCGTGAGGGCCTGCAAGACGCGATCCATGTGTGGGAGCGGGTGGATGGTGACTATCTGCTCAAAGGGCATCGGCGCTTTGAGGCGATGAGCACACTGGGCTGGACGGAGTGTGCGCAGGTGGTGCATCACTACGAGGACGAGGCGGCGGCATATCGTTTCCTCTTGGAGGATCACGGGCACAATGATCCACTCGATGCGGAGGAGAAGATCGTGGCGGTGGAGAACGGTGTGAAGCTGGGCATGCGAACGGACGAACTGGCTCCGAGTCTGGGGGTGTCGGCTGAGCGTGCGCAGCTATGGTTCGAGCTGGGCGAGCAACTGCCGCAGGCGGCGAGAGCGGCCCTGAGTGACGGAAGACTGAGCATGAACACGGCAGAGCTGCTGCTGGAGGTGCTGGATGCGAAGGACCGACGTGCAGCGACGCAGATGATCCTCAAGGATCTGGAGACCGGGGAGCCGATGGCGCATGGACAGGCGAAGGCCTACATCCAGGCGCATTATGTGTTGCCAGAGAAGCGGCGGAAGGAGTGGCTGGCGCGTGAGGTCGGACTGCGCAAAAAATACAAGGTGGCAAAGGGCTATCACTACGTGGAGTGGGCGGAGCGTCGGCAATTTGCGATGGGTGAAAGCGGGCAACCACAGCCGGAGTTTGAGTTTGGCGATGTCACGATGCCGAAGGATCGCGAAGGCCGCACCTGGGAACAGGTGGCACTGGAGATCGGCGTGCCGGTGTATGTGGTGGCGGCCCCGCTGCATGCGGAGGGGCATGTGCGGCTGGTGAACTCGAGCATGATGCGCGATGCGCTGAGTGTGAAGCCGACGACCGAGGTGAGTGATGATGATGCCGATGACGAGCAGGAGACCACGGTGGAGGTGCTGCCGCCGCTGGTGAGCACGATGCCGATCAAGGCTGAGGCCATGGAGGAGGTGGAGCAACTGCGGCAATGGCTACGCACCAACCTGGGCGCAATTTATGACGAGCTGCTCGAATACCCGACGCTGGTGATGACGAGTGCGCCGTGGGAGCCGCTGCGGGATTTCCTGGCGCATCTGACGACGGATGTGGATGCCGGAGCACTGGAGGCCTGGCGCGGCATCACCGACCGCGAGGCGGCGATGGAGTGGATGCGTGGCGACAAGAAGCAACGCGCCCCGATGCGCTGCGCTCTAATGCTGCTGCTGTGCGCGGAGAGCGACTCAAGCGATGAGCCGATGAAGGTGATCAGCGAGGTGGCGAAGGCGATCGGGGTGGGGCCGATTTGACGGGCGGTGATTGAGGCAGGGAGAAAACAACCAAAATTCAACGACGGGAGACGATCTAGCATGACTGGAGGGGACATCATCGGCAGGGCGCGAAAGTATGTGGCGGCGTGTCCGCCTGCCATCGCTGGCAGCGGCGGACATGGGACGACGTTTGGCGTGGCGTGTGCGCTGGTGCATGGCTTCGCACTCAATGAGGTGGATGCGATGATGCTGATGCAGGAATACAACCAAGCCTGTGCACCGCACTGGACGGAGCGTGACTTGCTACACAAGATCCAGTCGGCGGCGCGGGCCTCGCACTCGAAGCCGCGTGGCTGGATGGTGGATGGATCCAGTGACGAGAATGCGCCGGTGTATGTGCCAGCGAAGAAGAAGGAGAAGCTGCTCTATGATGCGGAGATTTTGAAGAAGGTGCAGTGCGCGGACTGGACCTGTGATCATGCGTGGCTGCGGGCGAGGTCGAGTCTGGACCCGTGGACGGTGGACACGGGCGATTTCATCGACGCGATCTACACGCCGACGGAGCTGGTGATGTGCTTCACCTCGATGCGCTCAATGGGCGACTACATGCGCTACAGGGGCGCGTGGTTCGCCCTGGGCAAAGACCCGCAAGTGAAGGCGCAGAGGGTGAAGGACGGGCCACGTGGCAGCCGTGAGGGCTGCGTGATGATGATCCAGCCGGTGGATGGCAAGTGGCATGCGGTGCAAGGGACGACGCCACCGCGACTGAGCCGACGGACGATCCAGAGTGTGGCGGCGTTTCGCTACATGCTATGGGAATCTGACGAGGCACCGGAGGCGATGTGGCTGAATGCGATCGCGCAAGTGCGTCTGCCGGTTGTAGCGATCACGAGCAGCGCAGGCCGAAGTCTGCATGCGCTGGTGCGGGTGGATGCGCGAGACTATGATGAGTGGAGTGCGATGCGCACGGCGGCACGTGATGTGATGACGATGCTAGGCTTCGACCCTCAAAGCCTCAGCAACCCAACGGCGGCGATGCGGATGCCGAACACGATGCGCGAGGGCAAGATGAAGGAGGGGCGCTTTGTGCCGTTTGACCACGGGGCGAAAAAGCAGCGTCTGCTGTATTTTAATCCAGGTGCGACGATCAACGGTGGCTGCATCGGTGAGGAGGCCGTGAGAGCATGGTGATCGCGAGTGATGGAGCGCAACGGATCGCGGCGGCGTTTGAGCCGCTGGCACGGACGGCTGGCGTGGAGGTGCCGGACGCGGCAGCGAGACTGGCCTTCTCGCTGTATGTGGGCAAGGAGAAGTCAAGACCGGTGCCACAGAAGCTGGTGCTGCGGGTGATCGAGGTGCTGCGTGGGCGTGATCTGATCTTTCGCAGTGGCGGTGAGGTGGTGACGTGGAGTGAGAGCGAGGAGGGCTTCCAAGTGATGAAGCCGCTGGCGTTTTGCACCTGGCTGCCATCGAGCAACGGTGGTGCGGTGGTGCTGCATGCGGGGACGAAAAAGGAGACGGATGCGGCGGGTGCGCTGACGGGGAAGGAGATCCTGGTCGAGAGTGATTTGAGTATCCACCAGGCGTCGATCATCCTGGCGAGTGAGGACTTTAAGCGCAGTCTGCCGGAGGTGGAGCATGTGGCTCCGGTGTGCCTGCCGACCTTTACCGATGAGCAGGACGAGCGCGGTCTGCCGATGATCAGGCTGTGCCGGAAAGGCTACGACGCGCACTCGAAGACGTGGACGACGGGTGAGGTGATGTATGACGAGAACATGGACGTGACGGATGCGGTGATGTGGCTGCATGACCTGGTGCAGTATTTCGCATGGCGGCAGAAGGAGCGTGACTTTGCCATCTGGCTGGCGGCCCTGGTCACGATGTTTGGGCGCGGTCTGTTTGGGGGTCGTGCTCCGGCGTTTTTCGTGAATGCGAATATCCAGGAGTCCGGCAAGACGAATCTGACGTGGCTGATCACCTGGGCGATCCATGGGAGCAGAGCGGTGAAAACGCTTGAGGACGAGAAGGAGGAGGAGCTGGCGAAGTATCTCGACACGGTGTGCCGCACCCACTCGCCGTATGTGAATTTTGATAACATCGACTGGGGTGGCAAGCCGATCAAAACAGCCTTGCTCGATACCTTTATCCAGGAGGACGAGCACGAGCTGCGCAAGATGGGCAACAACACGGAGTTGGGCCGCTATGTGAACCGCACTACGGTGATGGGCAGCGGGAACAACATCACGCTGAGTCGTGACTTGCAGCGTCGTGGTTTGCTCGTTGATTTGTGGAACCCGATGACGGGGACGGATCGTGTGCTGCCTGCGACGGCGACGCTGATCGACGATGATTTTTTTCGCAATGAAGGTAACCGCAAGATGGTGCTCTCAGCCTGCTGGGCGATGGTGCGTGAGTGGGACAAGTCGGGGCGACCGCTGAAGCCTGGGCGATTGCTGGGGAGCTTTGAGAGCTGGGCGCGGTTTGCACCGGCGGTGGTGTGGCACACGGGTGGACTTTTTAAGCAGCAATGGGACTGCATGATCGCGAGCGGGAATGATGAGATCGGTGATAAGCAGAGCCGGGACTTTGCGCGACTGGCGCAGATCGCGGTCGAGGAATACACCAAGGACGGTGATGGTAAGCCACGTGATCGCTTTGAGGTGCTGGTGCGGCAATTTGCGGGGATCGCGAGACGGCATGGGCTGGACGCGGTGACGGGCTACCTGTGGCCCGAAACGAGCATCGAGGCGGTGCTGGCGTGCAAGGATTTCAAAGCACCGGCGAGGTCGGCGGAAAAGGCAGCGGCGGAGGACGTTGATGCACTGTGGACCGAAGACGGGGGGCAGGGGACAGTGGATGCGGCCACGATGGCAGCGGCGGCGGAATTCATGGGGAGCAAGAGCACCGCGAGCTTTGGCAAGGCGCTCAAGACGCAGATGCACGAGCGGCATTTCAAAGCCAGCGACGGCAGCGTGTGGGCATTCAAGAACCTCGCGGGGTCGAATCCACGCAGGCTCCTGGTCGAGAAGGTCCGCGATGCGGAGGGGTGAGAGGTGAGTGAGCACGAGCGCATGATGCGCTCGTGGGGCGTGGGGTGAGCGAGGGGTGAGTAATGAGGCAAGAACGCAACGGCGCGAACGGCGCACCATAGCTATCACTGCGCGTGTGCGACAGCATCGCCGGAGGCGGAATGCAGACGGCTCGCCGCCGCCGCCCGACCCTCTTTTTATTCCCACCAATCAAACGGCGACCCTCTCGACCCTCTCGGCTTTTCAGGCTGTTTTGAATGATTGCGGAGGAAGTGGGTGCCATTTCAAGAGGCTACCCTCTCGAACACCCCTTTTGAATGGCCACCCTCTCTCGCTGCAACCCTTGATTTTCCAAGGAAGTAAGAGGGTTTTGAGGGTCTATGAGGGTTTTGAGGGATTGTGTGACTGAGGCGACTTCTGGAGTAGGTGGCTGTGGGTGTGGGTTTGCGCGTCGCGACCCTCATAGGGTGGGGGGGGGTGGTAAGGAATCTTTTTCCGGCCACCCCTATCCACTCGGGTTTAATGTCTCACGGCCTTTGTGCGAGCGGACGCGCAAACGTGTTTGCGCATGGTTTGGGCGCATGCGTTGCGTTTTTCGCGGTTTCGGTGCGCTTTGACACCGGAAGCGCATCATGGCGCGGTCGCATGCAGAATCGGGGCTGGTGAAGCTCTACATGGCTGCGAAGGGGGTGGCCCTTCGCACGGCGCAACTCCATGCCAAGAACCGGCACCCGGATTACGTGGCGTTTTTGGCGACGCAGGGAGCGAAGGCGCTCGAAGTCGCCGACCCGAGCGAAGAGCAAAAACGCGCCCTGGTCGCCGTGATGGGTGGGCAGACACCACCCGGAGATCGGCTGGTGCATGTGGCCCCGCCCGCGATGGAGAAGCCGCAGGACCAATGGACGCCCGAGGAATATGCCGAGTGTCAGTGCTGGGCGGGCATGGTGGCTGCCAATGCGCAGCGGCAGGTCGCCTTGGATCGTGGCGATCCCATGGCGGCCATCGGCTTCGTGAAAATCGCCGCCGACTCCCTCAAGTCCTACCACCTCGCCCGCCAGCGTCGAGTCCAGGCCGAGCTGGAAAGCGGACGCCTCCAGCCCATGTCGGCCTGGCAGGACGCCAAAGCCGCGCTGATGAAATTCGTCTCGCTCTTCGCCTCCTTTGAAGGCCGCATCGCCCAGAAGGCGAACCCTGACAACCCCCAGCATGCCATGCGAGCGATCAGCCAGTGGCGCGAGGAGGAATTCAATCCCGCGCTCGAAAACGTCCTCGCCGAACTGGCTCTATGAATTCCACCCCGCAGCAGCGTCGCACCGCCGCCGTGCAGAGCGAAGTGCTCGGCATGTTTCGCACCCAGCGGCGCAAGGCCGTCGTGCCCTGGCTGGAGGAAAACATCATCCTGCCGCGCAAGATGGCACCCAACTCCGCCGGTCCCTTTCGCACCGCCTCACGCCCGTTTCAGCGTCCTATTCTGGAATGTTTCAACCCCGAAGTCGGGGTCAATGAATGCGGGGTCTCCGCCGGGGTGCAGATCGCAAAAACGACCATGCTCACCCTCGGGGCCGCGTATCGACTCGTCAACGCCCCCATGCCCATCCTCATGATCGGCAGCTCTCGCGACTGGACCAAGACCGAACTCAGCGAAAAGCGCATGCAGGTGCTCATCGACGAAAATCCCATCCTCTCCGCCTGCAAGCCTGCGAACGCCGACCGCTACCGCTCCATGTCCATGGACATGGCTGGCGGCATGGTCAACCTCGTCGGCGGCAATTCCCCCGGCGCTCTCTCCGGCGGCTCCTACGGCATCACCCTTTGCGATGAAGCCTCGAAGCTCATCCAGAGCGAAAGTGAGCAAGCCCCCGAGGCCCACCCCTTCCACCTCATCGCGAAGCGCACCGATGGCTTCGGTGCGCTGGAGTTTCACTATTACTCCAGCACGCCAAACAGCCCCACGCATCCCTTCTGGCGCTACATCCTCGCCGGTGACCAGACGCATTTCTACGTCGAGTGCCCGCACTGTCACGGCTGGTTTTATCTCGATTTCATTGGCCGCCCCGAGGATGTCGAAGACTACAACACCCACCTCGGCCTCACGCTGCCCAGCGACTATCAATCGCTCATCTGGGACAAGTCCGCGCGTGAAGCCTCCGGCCAGTGGGACGAGACCCGCGTGCGTGAATCCGTCCGCTATCTCTGCCCGCACAACGGCTGCCAGATCACCGAGCTGCACAAGCAAGCCATGGTTGAAGGCTGCCTCGAAAAACGCCACAACCTACTCGCCGCCAAAAATCGCCGCACCTTCATCCTGCCCTCGTTTTATTCGCCCACCAAGAGCTTCGGCACCATGGCCTGGGACTTCCTCGACTCACTCAAGGACATGTTCGGCTTGCAGGACTATCATAACAGCCGCCTGGCTCGCCCGTGGACCGAGTTCAACGTCAACCTGAGAATGGACGACGTGGTCAAAGCCATCGCCGACGGCAAAAACGGCCGCCCCTTGTATCGACGCGGCACCTTGCCATTCAAGCCCCTCCGCCTCCTCCTCAATGCCGATCCCGGTGAGGCCACCACGCACTGGGAACTCACCGCCCTCGCCCACGACGGCGGCGTTTGGGTTTGCGACTGGGGCACCGTCGTCTCATCGAAAGACCTCCTCACCACCGACTTCCTCCGCGCTCGCCACATCATTGTCGAGGGCACTGGCGAAAAAATCTTCCCCGTCCGCGGCTACCTCGACACCGGGTGGCAGCAGGACGATCAGCTCGACGTGTGCGCCGCGTCGAAAGGCTTTTTCATCCCTGTCAAAGGCTCCGATGCCAAGCATGGTCAACTCCACGAGACCCGCGTCGCCACGCGTCCGCAGATGTCCCTGCTCGTCTTCAACGATCGCGAGATCAAAAACATGCTCTATGCCAACCGCATGATGAAGCGCATCGACGGAGCCTTCCACCTGCCCACCGATGCCGACCCCGAAGTCAAACTCGGCCACACAGGCCAAAAACGCGACGCCGACGGCGAATGGCAACGCGTCCCCCACGACCACTTCGGCGACTGCTCCAAATACACCTGCATCGACTACCAGCTGCTACGCGCTGGTGGGATGCTTTGACGAGACCTAATTAACCCCGCCCACCCTGCGGCAACCATCCCTGCCTGATGCTCGGCCCCTTTGACATGCGGGTCGCTGCATGGCCGCAGTCACCATCGCCGACCTCACTTCGGACTTCCGTTTTCACGCCCGCATCTTGTATGCGGACGACGCAAACGCACAGAAACAATGGCTGATCGAGCAATACCTCCTCCTGGCTGAGGATCGCAGCGGTGCCGAGATCACGGCGCAGGCTTTTGAAGGCTCCTCGCACTCGGCGCAGTTTCGCGATTCCTCTCCGGAGCAGCGGCGGCAAGCCGTGCAGGCCGCCATCGAAGATCTCGAGGCCGAGATTGCCGGTCAAGTCGCGAAGTCGCTCTCCCGTCCCTTCGGCTTCCGCTTCCGGCCTGGCTACGAGCCTGCCACCCTGCTCGGCTGATTTCTGACATCTCACGTCTCACCTCTTACTTTCGCCGCCCGATGTCACGTCGCAAAACACTCAAGCCCACCGCACCCGCGCCCATCACCAACGCCGCGACCACGACCACCACCTCCGGTGGCAGCTATCGCTCCACGCCGCATTACACCGCGTGGAATTCCAAGAGCGTCGAGCGCATGCAGCGGTCGAAGGACCTCGTGCAAATCTCCCGCTTCCTGCAAAGCGAGGAAGGCATCCCCCAGGTGCGTTACGGCATCCAGCAGCTCCCGCGTGAGGCCGTCGGCAAAGGCATCGGCTGCAAGTCCATCTCGCAAGATGCCGACTTCCGCCGCGAGGCCACCGCGCTCTTCAAAAAATGGGCCGATTCCCCCGCCATCGACATCCGCAAGGAGCACAACCTCTTCGCGATCCAGCCCATGCTGCTCTCCGCCATGCTCGGCGATGGTGAGCTTTTCATCTTGCCCGTCTATGAGCCGACCGGCGCTTCGTGGTCACTCAATGATCGCAGCAAGCGAGCCTTTCAAATCCAGCTCGTGAGCCGAGACCAGCTCACCAATGGCGACGTGCAAAGCGTCGCCGCCCGCAAGCTGCGTTGGTTTGACGGCCTGCAATACAACGGTCTCGACCAGCTCCAGCTCCTGCGCCTGAATCAAGACCCGGACGCCAGTGGTTACCTGCTCTCCAAAACATTCACCGACATCCCAGCGGTCAATGCCATGGGGCACCGCAACATTTTCCACCTCAAAGACCCGACGCGCATCCACCAGTATCACGGCGACCCCGTCATTTTCGCGAGTGGTCGCGACCTGCTCGACTCGCTCGATCTCAAAGCCCTGCGCAAGCACTCGGCCAAGGTCCGCGCCTCGCTCCTCGGTGCCACCACCACCCGCGATGGCAAGATGCTCAATGCGATGCAGCAGATCGCGCTTGCCGAGCAAGGTGGCAACCCCACCGCCGACACGGGCCGCCGCTTTGTCGAGGTCGCCGAAGGCGCAGTGTTTTTGCCGATGTCGGACAACGAGAGCTTCAACTTTTTCAACAACCCGCAGGAAGGCATCCCGTTTCGCGAAATTCTCGCCGATCTTCTCCACCCCTTCATGTTCGAGCTGAAGTATCCACCCGAGTGGATCTTCACGCGTGGCAAAGTCGGTGGCGTCGAGTATCGCGGACTCCTCCAGCAGGTCGCCCGCGCCCACGAAGGCCTCCGCGCCCGCCTGTATCCCTTCCTGGAATGGCTGTGGGAAAAAGTCATTGGCACGGCCATGATGCCCGGCGGCCCGCTGTTCCAGTATGCGAACATCGCCGACTGGAACCAGATCGACTTCGTCACCGATCCCGACCCCACGGTCGATGCCGGACGCGACAAACGCGCCGACCTCGAAAGCCTCGGCGAAAACCTCATCACGCCCGACGATCTCATCGAGCGTAGCACGGGACAGGATGGCGAAGCCGTGCGCCATGCCGCCATCGACCAAAAGCTCGACAGCATCCGCTACGCCATCGCCCGCGCCAAAAACCTACCCCTCGACCAGGTCGAAATCCCCGCCTCCGTCGCCCTGGCCATCGGCATGGGCCTCAAGACATTGCAGCCCGCTTCCGGCATCCTCACCGCCCTGAATCCCGCCACCCTCGCCGCCGACATTGCCGCGCTTGATGCATAGACAAAAAAATGACAGACAAAAAAATCAGCATGTTTTTGTCTGTCATCTTTTTGTCTTCCATTCTTGTCCTTTGACATGCGCCCGCCAGCATGTCCCGCAAGACCTGGTTCACCATTCGCAACGCCGCCTCCGCCGAAGCCCCCGCTGAAATCTCCATCCACGACGAGATCGGCGCATGGGGTGTCAGCGCCAAAGATTTTCTCTCCCAGCTCCGCAGCATCGCGGCTACGACTCCGATCACTCTCTCCATTCACTCCCCCGGCGGTGAGGTCTTCGATGGTCTTGCCATCTATCATGCGCTGAAGGCACGCGGCAACGTCACCGTGCGCATCGAAGGCCTCGCCGCCTCCATGGCCTCCGTCATCGCCATGGCAGGCACGCGGATCGAGATGCCGCGCAATGCGTTCATGATGATCCACAACCCGAGCGGCTTTGCGGTGGGTGACTCTGC